GATTATCACTAGTAATTGACGCATCCCGTATCATAATATCCCTTTCTGCTTGTGTAATTTCATCTTTTTGTCGATTTTTATTAGAAAATTCGGCCATATTATTATTAAGTGCTTCGGTAGCGGCACCAAGAGTAGCGGAAGTCAAATCTTTAGTAGCATCTAATGTAATATCAACACCTTGTCTATATTGTTCAATTATATCATTTCTTTTATCTGCACTCAACGAATTTAATAAAGTATCTCTAATAATTCTAGCATCTTTATTTAATGACTCTTGTAATGTAAGACCCTTAGCTGCAGTTTCTTGTTCTGAAAGTGATGCATTTTTTTGGTAGGCTTCTAATGCGGATTGTATTGCTGCTGGTTGTGATGTCATGGCGGATTCTAAATCATCGGTTTTGAAACCTGGTATATCTAAAGTTAATTTTCCTCCTTTTACTTCAGTAAGCGATGATAATAAATCTTTACTTTCTTGTGGCATACCTTCACCAAACCCAGTAAGATTCATTTTGTTTATAACTTCTTGTGCTTTAAATGCTTCTCTACCTATTTTTGTATATTCATCTAAACTTTTTCCAAAGGCGGTTGCCTGTTCCTTTAGTCTCATTCTAGAAAGAGGATCTATTTCTATTTCTCCTGTTGCCTTATTTATTTTAAAAGCATTTGCCGCCATTTTTGTCATTTCATCTTGTAACTGACCAACGTCATTCATCCCCATATCCATTAACTTAAATGGATTACCTAAATTACCAATAGCACCACCTAACATTTGTAAATTTGCGGCGGTTTCAATTGCCTTTTCTGGATCCCAAAAATCTTGAGCCTTTGTCAACGCACCAATAGCATCAACGTCTGTTCTTAATCTTTGTGCTTGTTTAACCATGTCAGCCAGTCCTTGAACTCCGTTTTTAAAACCGTAGGAATCCACGCTTTTTAATTTACCCTCAATTTCTTTTAAAACTTTCCCACTATCTAATCCAACCATTTTGGCTTCTTTTGATAAACGTTGTATTGTTTCAATTGATTTAGATTGGGATCCTTCCATTCTAATAAAACTAGATACCATAGTACCAAGTTCTCCTGACGCAATATTCAACGCCTTTGATAAGAACACCATAGAACCCGCAACATCCATTGCGTTTCCTTTAGAATCTTTCATTGTTGATACCAAGTCATTGGATAAAAACACAACTTTACCCATTCCTTTTGAAAAATTTTCAACTTCTTTTGTAATGTCTTCAAATTTTCCCCCTATTTCTAATACGTTCTTGTATGATTTTAATAATTGTTCTCTAAAATTTGACGATTCAAAGACCATTCCACTAGCCATCGTTCTTTGTAACTTAATGGCTTGGTCTTCCATTTCAGTTAATGCCCGAATAGTAGTTGATGGTTTTGCTAACGCCTCGATGGATTCTTTTATCGTGCTTAAAACTTCATTAATCGCCACCCCTTTTGCGTCCCATTCTTTAGGAGCACCTCCTGCTGCTGCAAAAAATAACATCATATATTATAATTTATTTAATAAATATAAGTTTTATTTTTTTTCATATTCTTTATGTAATTTGTCCATGAAATATTTTCTTTCAAAAATAGGCATAACCATCAGGTCAGAATACGAAAACTTTCCGTATTTAACTAAATAATAAAATTCGTCTAATTGGTATTTTTTAAATTCAGAAGAAAGGCCGAAAAAATTCCACCCCAAAAGTAACATTAACAGTTACTTCTTCTCCAGACGGGGCGATTACTTTTTTTTGTAAGTCCATTTGTGGCTCACATTCGTTTATAAATTTTCTTAAATCTTTAGAATCAGATATTGGCATGTTATTTATGAAAGTAGAAATTTGACCTTTATCTGTCGTTCCATCTATTTCAATTATTTGATTTTCCAATCTTTTAGTAACAACAGGAGTAACCATACCTTTTGGGTATGAATCCAATAATTGTTCAATTTTTTTATCATCACCTAAATTTAATAATTTAAATTTAACATTTTTTTGAGATTTAGGTAAAGTGTAAGAAAAATGTCCGTTCGAGTCTGGTTCGTGTTTTAAAGGTAAAAATGAAACCTCATCTAAAGTTACGGTCATTTCAAAATACTTATTAGTTTTTGGGTCCAAAATATTAAAATTATATTCAGGTCCAAATGCGGTATTTCTTAAAAATATTAATATAGCTTGAACATCGATATTCAGTAGTTGGTCAATATTAAAACCTGGTTCATAAATTTTATTTTTTAAAAGTGATGTTACAATCCCTTCTTTTGAATTATTTTGAGACATTAATAAGTTTTCATCCGCGGCTGTTAAATAACCAACCTTTAAAGATTCTTTTTTTGGTGTGTAAAAAACACCTTTAGATGGTAATTTTACCACGTCATGTGGTAAATTAAAATTTTGTTGTCCGTATTCTATCGCTTGATCCATAATTTTTATTTTAAAAATAATCTAACTTTTTTTCATGTAAATAAAAAACCCACCAATAATAGTGGGTTTAATATTAATATGTTTAAAATATAATTAATAAACTAATATACATCTATCAGGTTGTAATGTCATATCTACCATTGCTAAATCATCACCACCATAACCAAGATCACCAAAAGAAGCCTTTGTAATTAAACATCCTTGTAAAATCCATTTCTCAACTGCTACTCCTGTTGGGTCTAACATTTCTAAATCAACATCTTTTTTATAACCCGCAGCATATCCCATACGACCTGTCACTGATTCTGCGTGTAATCTAACCCACTCCATAACTGCCTGAGATGCTGATGGTCCGATTGGGTCACGTAGTTTTACTGTGATCTCTCCCCACTTGAAGGATCCTGAAACATAAGTTTCTGTATTCAGAAATTTAATTTCTTTTTTTCCAATATCAATACTTGGTCTTGATGCCGATTCTACATACCATGAGTTTATACCCAAACTAGAGGGGAAAGTCATGATAAACCTATTTTTTCTTTTAGGTTCATACTGAAAGGGCATTCTCATTAATAAATCTGCCATGTTTTTATTTTTTTAAGTTTTTATTTATATATAAATATTATCTATTTTATTTTTTTCTATTTACTTTTGTCCACAATGAAAATATTCTTATATTAAATCCGGTTATTAATATTCTGTTTTAATATTTCCTTTAGTTAAATATGTTCTTACTGGACTTTTTTCATATTCACTAGATAAAAATTCTTTCATCTTTTCAACATTTCTAAGATCATCATCTGAAAAACCAATAATTGGTTCTTGATTTGTGACATCGTTTTTGAAAAAAGCACTTTTACCAATCTCTTTAGCCATTTCTCTACAATAAGAAATAAACTCTCTCATCGCTTTTATTTTTCCTTCTTCAGGATTTGCAGCACTACCCGCACCAAAAGAAACGGGGTGAAACCTACACATATCTAAATATTCATTAATTATATCTTTATCTGAAAATTCTAAATCATAAGCCTCTTCTATTTGTTCTTCTTCAGTAAATTTTCTATATTTTATTAAATTATCCACTAAAGTTTGTCTATTAATACCATTATGATTTGCAACTATTAAATTTAACACAGCCTCTTTTAATGTTTCAGGATTGTGTCCTCTTGCTGTGATAATTGCAAATATAGACCCACCATTAATACACTCAACAAAATCATTCCACGAAGGACCTAAAGGTGCAATCATTGCATCAATAACAAATCTTTTATCTCCCTTAACTCCGAAGTTTCTAAAAGGATCGGGAGCGTATCCTACAACAGTTGTCCCTTTAAAATTAAAAGGTTCAACACCTATTTGGTGTCTGTGTTCCGCAAACTCTTCTGTAGACATACCAACCTCTTCTTCATTTTCAGTCATAACAATAATCTGAGTTGGCATAAACATAATATTATCATCCCAATCAAAGGCATAGTATTTTGTATCTGGGTTTCCTTGTTCGTCAAACCCTTCTCTTAAAGATTTTTTTCTAACGTATTTATAAACGTGCTCTTTTATATTCATTTTTTATTAAGTTGTGACAATAATTTTTCTAACTGAGATTCAGTTATAATAATATTTTGTTTTTTTTGTGAATAGGAATTATAACTTTTAAAATCGTTACCTACACTTTCTTTAATAAGTTTTTTTTGTATTTTCATGACTTTTTATTTTATAAATATATAAATGGGGAATATTTCTACTCCCCATTATATAAAATTTATGTTTTATCACACGTCTTCAAAAGAAGCTCCCGTTGGTGTGATTACAAACTCGATGTCAATATATTCTAACGCCCTTGTTGGTTTTAAGTAAATTTTACCTGTCAATGTATTAGAATCTAAATCTTCAGGAGTGTTAGATACTGTCACTCTAAAGTCAATTAAACCTCTATCTCTTCTTATAGAATCCAATATTGGATTAACTGAATCTAAAAATTGTTGTCTAACTTTATCGTCATTTTGTTCAAATAGTAATCTTACCGCTACTGCCGAAATAAGTTTTCTTGCTTGTAATAACAATCTTCTTACGTTGATTCTGTCAAGTGCAGATTCTTTAACTTGTAAAGTTTTATTACCCCAAATAACTGTACCAACATCAGAGAAAGTTGCTATTGGGTTAATTCTACCTTTATATAAAGTATCTCTATCTTCTTGAGTTAATTTTTTACGTGCTCTTACAGCATTTACTAAACCACGAGTATAACCTGCTGACGCGAACCAAGGGAATGCTATGTTATCGGTTAAAGCTAAGTTTTTAACAACTTCAGCTGTTGGTGGTAAGTAAATTTGTGTATTATTAACACTATCTCTTGTTAATACCCATGGGTAGTAAGTTGCAGTATAGTTAGAATCAATTGTTGTACCTTCTAACGAATCAACCGCTTCTTGTGGATATCTCAACCCTTCCTCAACATCTTGGTAAGAAGGTAATAATAAATTAAAGTCAGGTGTTGTACAAATGTAAATTGAATCCGCTCTATCTGTTTCAACCATATCAATTGCATCTTCAACTAAGTTTGAGTTATATACATAGTCAATACCTGGAGTTACAAATACATTAATATTAACAGATTCAGGATTTGCGAAAGTTGTTTGACCCCATTTGTATGCGTAATAGTCAGTGTTCGCCCATGTTTCTTGGTTAGGTCCTGCAATTTGTTTAAACGCTCCCCATCCAGACGCTGTTGGGTAAGTGGCTGATGATGCGGCTCCGTTTTTAAATCCTGATTGACCTAATGCAAATGTATCTCCGTTTGTTCTACTTTCTCTATAAATGTCCCATCCGTCAAAACCACCGTATGCTAATAACGTGAATTTACGAGTATTTAGTCTGTAGTAAGGGTTATCACTATCTTCAGGTTCTGAATTAAATGATCCGGCACCAACTTCAAACATTTGAGTTGTTGCTGAATTAACAGTCATTGTTACAATAGTCGCCCCACTATCCATATGGAAACCTTTTGTAGTATAACCCCAAGATATGCCAACAGTATCAGTTGCTAAATTTGCTGGTATTTGTTTTCCTTTATAATCAAAAAAGTCATAATCAACTCCTGTAATATTAGATATACCTAAGTAAGCTCTTCTTGGGTTTTCACCATTTGAAATTACTGGATTGTCTCCACCTGAAGAAGAACCAAATGGTGGGTTATATATTGTATCTCCTGGTTGTAAATATCTTGTTTTATAAACAACAAATGGAGGAGTTGTGCTAGCGTATTCTCTACTAATATAACCTTCAAATCCACAAGGTAATGCGTCTATAGGTGCTTCGTTATTGACTTCTAACATAACATATTTAGATTTAACTTCGTACTCACCATTAGATGTTCCTATTTTGTTTGCAACATAGTTATTTTGATTAGGATCCATAGAACAGTTAGTAAAACTTTC